TCAATTGGATCTTCAAGTGATATAATTGTTTTTGCTACTGAGACTCCATCCTTCGTAGATAAAACGTTTCCATCTTTCATAAAGATTACATTTCGGCCATTAGGTCCTAATGTAGTTGTAACAGCATTTGATAAAGTTTCAATGCCTTTCATTAATTTTTTTCTAGCTTCAGGACCAAATTCGATAATTTGTTTTGACATAAATTTTATTTATTTTAGTAATTAATTTTCTTTATATTTCCATATATAACCACCGGCTGTTTTTTGTTTCCCATAACAACATGATCTTATATCTCCTTTATGGGATTGCTGGATTTCTTTGAGAGAAATCCATTCTTTAATAAAATTGCCTTTTAAATCATATTGAAGTATTACTTTATATGGTCTCCAGTTTCTTTGATTTTTCTTTGATTTTTTTATATTTTCAATATGTTCTTTAGTTTTAGAACGCCCTTTTAATTTATTAGATACTTCAGGATTAGGATGAGAATTTTTTTCTCCTATAAGGCGTTTAGATTCTTCAGTATGTTTAGGTTTTCCTGTCATTTTTTCTCTTTTCTTTATAGTAGAAATTAAAGATTGTTTTTTTCCTAAATGTGATTGTCTTAATTTTTCTCTTTGTTGTTCATTAACAGTTGTCCATCCTCTGCTTCTATTAGTTTTATTATAATATAAAGGATTATTAGCTACATCAAATTTTTTTAACCAATATTCTTCACGTTTATCTAATAAAGAAATATCATCAACATATTCTAATATTTCTTCAACTAAATCATTACCACATTTAACATATTTTTTAAAATCAATCAAATAATCCGTACCTGATCCCTTATATTTAGTATTACTTCCTTTATGTTTACCTATATAGTACCTACCAGTAGTAACTATTTGTCTTCTATAAATGTGAGGTTTTTGAAAATTCATAATATATGTTTATTATAAATATCCTATCTTTCCATTTCTGACCAAAGATGGTTTTTTATTCTATAACTTTACTCATATTCTGATTTTTAATTTTCAATAATAGCTAATACTGTGTTCTCAGCACAAACATAATACTCTACCCCGTCATGTTCTACCTTAACAGGACCCATTTGAGGTAAAATAACTTTTTGACCTACTTTGAGCTGTGTGGGTAAGAATTCTCCAGTGAGTGAGTGTTGGCCTGGACCTACTGATACAATTGTGCCGCTAAGATTGCGTTCTTTTCCTAAGTCTGGAACGATGATGTTCCCGTACGTTGTTTCTTCTTCATCGAACGGTTTTACGATGATGGCGTTAAATGTTGCTTGTAACATAATTTTAATAACTTTGTTTTATATAAATATATTGTTTAAATTTCTTTTGCAACTAAATAGTAAACACTTGTTAGTGTTTTGTTTTCATTCGCAAACTCTAACTTCATAATACCATCTAAATTAATAGACATAGATCCTTCATGCATGTCTTTATTAGCGGCCATAATTTCCTTAATCATGTCAGAATTATATTGTACTTTAAAATTATCAGGTACATTTACTGTTTCTACATTGGATAGATAGAATGAGACTTTATTAGCGTATTCTACATTACCACCAAACTCCATTTCAATAATATACTCACCATCGTCATTGGCAGATGGTTTTATAACTACAACCTCACTTTCAGCAACGGCCGACTTAGCTTTAACTATAGATGTGATGTCCTCACTATCAATAGATGCTTTTATATTAAAGTTAATATCACCTATTATATCACCTGGTTTAGGTATAATCATTAGGTCGGCTAATGAGTAGTTTACTGTGAAACTCTTATCCGCAATAATAAGTTTGTATGGTAAGTTTTTCTGCTTAACATATTTTAAGTCTAAAACACCATTAGTGATGTGTATTAGTTTATTTAGCTGTGTTGTGTTACTTATCCCTATTTTAGAGTTCTCTAACGGCACATCATGGAATGTAATACTACCCAACATTTCCTTTGATGGAGCAGTAAACTTAACAGTTAGTATATTGTCTTTAATCTCCCATATAACAGCCTCATTCATGGCGTTTAGGTAGTATTTAGATATAGCAGATGTAAGATGTAGTTTTTGTATCATATAATTTTAATATAAGAAATGTATTTAATATAACCAAACTTGTTTTAACTAAATGTAAAGAATTTATTAACGTTGTTGTTGAATATAACAGCACCCCATTTTAAGTCCTGGTATAGATTTTCTAGTTTATTTTTCATGACAGACTCAAACATTTGGTTCTTGTCTATATACTTTTCAACAAACTCTAAAATCTCAGGTGAGTCATTGTATCCGTTTAAACCTAATACGTCTACATGGTATGGATTTTCTTTTAAGTAGGCTAAGTACATTTTATCACCAACTTGGAATGTTTCATACTGTTTAGTTTGTTTTTTAAACCGTATCAGGTCATTTGTGTATATGGCTCCTTTAGTGTTAGTGGGGCATTTTAGAGCCAACTTAGAGAATATTTCTCCAGCGGCAGGTTTTTTAGCGATATACTCATCTAGTTTCTTTAGACCAGTTGGTTTAAGTAATTTTCTCCAGTCTATAGTATCAAGTGATTTTCTAAAGTCAAGTATGTACTTGTCAATTTCTTGTTTGGAAGTATCAAACAATATTTTCTTGATTAATTCCTCACCAAAATCTCTAAACAATGGAGGAAAGTTAGATTTCATAATATCTAGACCCTTCATATCCAAAGCATCTTTATGGTCTGGAGGAATAGGAACACCTTCCTTATTCACAATCCACATGGCGTATCTACGTTTACCTGACCAATATGCTTTCTTTACAATCACCTCTTGTTTTAGTTCGAAGTAATGTTTACGCTGGATATTAAATACTTTTCTAGATATGTTATCTAGGTTTTGGTTAGCGTCAGTAATAAGTTCTTGAGATAACTCAATTAGTTTACTAATTTTTTCTCCCTCATCTGTAATGTCAGGGTATTTCAGATTGAGTAAGTCTTTTAATTCAACATAAGCGGAGTCAGTATCTGATGCTATCACAAATTCTTTCCTACCATTGTTTACAAGATTTTCTAATTTACCATTTATGAATAAAATACTTTCTTTAGTTAATCTTTGTCCGCTGTTGGTAATAGATGCTGAGCATATTTTATACCCGTCTGTATATCTCCAACCATTAATAGCGTACGTACCATATAAAGCGTTTTGTAAGATCTTAAATGCAAGTTGGTATAGGTCGTATAATTTATAGTTTTCCCAATCTTCTTGTTTACCAGCCTTTTTCTTAAGTTCACGGTAATGTTCTCTTTGTTTAAACCAATCTTCTAGCACCTCACATGAAATACTCTTAATATCATTTCTATAAAATGCTCCACTAGCAGAAATAGACCAATTATTCTCTTCTATAAGCTCTATTAAATCCTTAACTCTAATCTTTCCTTTCTTTAAGTTATATGTCTTAGTATTTAACTTTTCTATATCTAACTGATCTTCAGGATTAAGTTGTTTAAGTTGTTCTAGTGAGTTGTATTGCTCGTAGTTATTTTTAGTCACAATACGACCAACAAGTGTCTCAACTCCTAAATTAAGAGACTTAATAATGCTTGGATATAGACTTGTAAAGTCAGCATCACTAACATATGAGTACAAACCTGGAGTTGGTTCTAGAAGATATCCACCTGCATACGAGTCTTTCTTTCTAACAGTTTTTAAACTACGTTCTTTAAGAATATTAGACTTGGTTCTAATCTGACATTTACCACCACGCTCATCTATATAAGTGATAGTACCTTCAATTGTTGGTGTACCACGTTGGTGTTGTATCTCGTCTCCAATGTTTAGTTCCTTAATAGACTTATTGGTGGTAGTTGGTTTATTAGGTGATACTATACCTTTACGTTTGAGGTAAGTTAATATCGCACCTTCATTTAGTACAGTGTTATAGTAAATTGAGTCATATGGAACATGACATAAATGACATATAAGAATAGTCAGTTTAATGAACTGGAGTTTGTTCTCTAATGCCTCAATAATCTCAACGTCACGTAAGTT